TGGATACGATCACGCCAGTGATTTGAATGCGGCCTTCTGGCACGTCTTCGGCGTTAGCGCGTTCCTGTTCGTTCTTGGCCTGCCACTTAGCGCGGTTCTCTTCAGCGCGAGCGATGCACTTGCGTACAGCGTTGCACTGGCCCTCAGTAAGCTTGCCGAACTTCTCAAAGGCATTGCTGAGGCTTAACGCAAAATCGTTGTTTTCACTGTTGTAGTGAACCCAATCAAGGATGTCGTTCGCATCTTCAACTGTAGCAAAAAATGTTTTTTGCGCGTTTGAAATGATTGCGCGGTGACGGCCATTTTCCCAAGCTTGTAAATTTACTATTGGCATTTTGCTTCTCCCGAAAGCTGCGCCCCCGAAGAGGCGCGATTTGTTTAAGATATGTTTCTGAGATAAAGATCAAGAAACTTTTCCTGCTCGTTTTTTGGCAAGCAATTTACTTCCGTATCTAACCAAACTGCTTGTTCTGGAGTTATATCCTCTCCCCAAAAGTTTGCAATGCTTAGTAGAGATTTTGCGTTATATATTTGATTTTCCATAATTTTCTCCGTCATATGAGCTGCACCGTGCCGCTCTATGGTTCCCATTGTACGGAATTGGATACCGGTGTCAACCATTCTGTATGACAAAAGATAATTTATTTTTGAAACATTGTATCAATTTCGCGTTCTCTGAGAATCGCTCTTTCAAAGGCTTTGCACTCTGGGCAGTACCAGCCAACACGGTAGGGAACGTAGGTGTCATCTGTGGAGCGGTGATTGAATCCTATTACTTCGCCGGCTGTCTTGCCGCAGCGGCAGGGCTTTTCTCTGAGATCATCCATTTAACTGCCCCTTTGCTAGATTCCATGTTAACGCCGTGTAACCCCACAGCTCTGATGCTTTGACTGGATACGCATTTGCAGGGTGCGGTAGGACTGAGTGGGGCCAGTAAGTCTTTGCGAATAGCTTTGGCAGGCGGTCCAGTTCAGCAAATGTCTTGAGCTCTGTGCCTGACTCTGCCAGCACCTTGACGCCGGCTTCTTGTTTAGCTCCTAAGTACAGTGTTCCGTCTGAGTAGTAGTGGTTAACCTTGTTTATGTTCATTACTGTATTGCCTTTGGTGGGTTAGGAGGTTTTGCGAGCAAGCAAGCCCCAACCCACAGGGTAGTAGGTTTCGGGACGTTGCATTGCCTTCGGAGCCGTCAGTGTGGACAGCGAGGCCGCATCAATGAGTCAGTTGATACAAGCAAGTCTGCAAGGGATGCTGCTCCATCCCCCCGCGCCGCATTCAGACTTTTCGCAAGTTGCGGTGCCTCCGCGCTACTCTTTTGAGGCTTTAAACTGCGCTCGGTGAGGGACCCCTTTCGGGTGACATATCCTTCGCAGTCGAGTCGGTGACTCAAGATAAGGTGGGGTGGGGTTATGACTATTGCCAGATGTTGTGTATAATCGGCTTGTCGGGTTCCTGCTTTCCACTCTTGAGTCGGATTTAGGGCTGTCAACCCACCGACGTTTTGTGATGTTATTCCCCTTTTGAAGTGATTTCAAGCCCCTCCCCACAAGGGGCTTTTTTTTATTGGTTGCGTTCTGATATTTCTTGATCTATTAGGAACTGAGCGTACTGGATTACTTTTCGCAGATCTTCAATACCGCCCTTAGCCCGCCAGCGCGAAACGTACTTAACGATGTTGCCTTCGCAATAGCCTAACTTATTCTCAAGAACGTATTGAATCGGTTCAATCTTAAGGCTTGAATAATGTGTGCCACCCACTTGGTGCGATGGTTTGATCATCAATGTATCTCCACGTCTTCTGACTTCATATACTCGCTGAAATCGTCCCAGAGGTCTGACTGCATGATGTATTCAACGTAATCAGTGCAAAGCAGCATCATCGTGCCAACGGCTCTCTGAGCCTCTTCATTGAGATCATGAAAACCATTCTCCATAAACCCATCAAGCTCCTCAGCGCTCATCGAAAATATGTGTTTTTCTTTCATCTGAATTTCCTCTCATATAGTCGCTTTCGGTAATTAAATATCTTTTTTACCCGTTTCAGATACTCAATGGTAAATTTTCTGGGATTATTATCCATTTCTAACTGCTCTACGCGCTCTACGCCGATCCTGCCTACAAGTCCCTTGCGGTACTCTACGACGTTACCTGAGAGATGCCGGTTGCATTTGACGCACTGGCTGAATACATTGAGCAAGTGATACCTAAGATGGCTTGCGCTGCCACGGCTGCGGTAGTGACCGGCGTCGAACTTACCTCCTTGCACCGTGTCTCCCTGAGCGGTCCCGCAGCTTATGCAAGGCTTATTCCGGTCCCTGACTCTTATGTAGGCGTTGAACGCAGCCTGCGCCTCCTTAGTGTAATCTGAGGCGGTCTTAAGAGATTCCTTAGCAGCTTTCGACTCACGCGCATACGACAATTTGGCAGTTTTTTTAGCCTGATTTGTCTTAGTGTATTCGTGCAGGTGATCCCAGCTGCAAAATGCGTAAATGCCGCCAACAACCACCTCGCTTTCAGGCAGTTTAAAGCGGCATAATTTACATCTTCTTGTCTTCATCAAAGGGCCTGTTGCCAGCGAGACACACCATCGTCTTCATAGCTCTATCAAATGTAACCCTGTCCATTTTCGCAGACTTAGCTTTGAGCAAAGCCAAGCTAAACTTCATGCTGGTGACAGGAAACTTTTTTAATGTAGCTATACATTCTTTTGATGGCATCCACTCAATTAATTGCTTCATCTTAAATTCATCTCGGCGCGTTTGGTTGATTCTTGAGTGCGCCAAGTTTCAAATTTCATCTGCCAAATTGACAGCTGGTGCTTGAGACTTACCGCTTGCTCAATCGCTACCCTCAAGCCGTCTAAAAGCTCAAGGTACTCAGGATGAGAGTAAGCGTATCTTTCTTGCGCTGCAATAGGTAGCTTAGGGTTCTCTCTTTCAGCTTCTGCCATAAGCAAAGCTTTCTTAGACTTTCTAAACTCCATTAAGTATTGCCGGCTTGCTTCAGACTCGGCGTACTTACGAGCGGTTTCTTCTAGCTGCTCGAATTTCATAGGCACTCACCACATAATCTTTTACCCAGTCCCTTATATCTTCTGGGACCAAAAAAAGCGCCTTTCGGCGCTCCTCCCTTTCCTTAATCTTCATTATCTCTTCCGCGTGATGACGCGGGCGCTTGAAATTGTTCATTTTCCACCGTTAGCTTGCTCTTAGTCGGAGAGCAGATCTCAATGATAGAATCGTAGGGCTCTAAGTCATCAAATGAGCACACGCCAAAATCGCCGTTTAGCTCGATAATGGCGTAGCTCTGCTGATACTTATCTGCCCTCCATGAAGCTTCCTCAATCGCTTGTAGTGCATAAGCAAACTTACTTATAGCGGTCATCGTTACCTAACTCCAGAAAACTAAGCGGCTCCATATTAAGCTCTTTGCTAATTTTAACTACTAAAGACAACCTAGCATCAGGCTTGTATCGCCACTTGTGAATTTGCTGCCTGCTGACCCCAAGCTGCTCGGCCAGCTGGGCTGACCGAACTCCTGTGATCAATTGGGCTACGCGCAAAGCTTTGCCAAAATCCATGATCACTCCTTAAAATGGTAAGTCGTCGTCAAAGTCATCAATAGGTGACTCTACCGCTGGAACAGGCACAGTGCTTGGACCGTTTAAGAGCTCTGCTAGAGCATCAGATCCAATGCTTGCGTCGCCTTTGATTAATGGACGCTTAGGCGCTGACGGATCAGGCTTATTCGTGTAAGCGCTGGTCCTGATTTTAGGAATATGGAACTGGCACTTAGGGCAGGTAAAGCTGCCGCTGCCTGTAGTGTGAGGGGCCTTTTCGTTTTTGCGATCAGTGTTTTTCCATGTCGCAAATTCAAAAACAGTAATAAAGTTACTCATTTTAACGTCTCCGTCAGTTCATTAATTTTAATTGCAGTTTCTATTAGCAGTTCTTCCGCTGCGGCCAGCAGTTTATCGTCCCGCTTGACGTGTAAAACAAATGGGCTCATATCAGGATGGTAAGCGTAGAACCACCAGCTAGATCTTCCCGTCACGAGCATACAACCTTGGACCTGTTGAACGTATGCAGACGGCAGAGTGCCAGACCTTTTGTATGCTATCATGGTTGACGCGGAAGGACACTTAATTTCCAATCCGCAGTCCTCTCCTATGATTAATGCGTCAGGCGAGCAGCCTATTTCATAGTCGTCCATCTTGATCAGGCCAACCTGTTCAGTAAGCAAGCCTGTCTCCAGCTCAAACATATCCCTAGCCTCGGGCTCAAGATCATTGCCGCGCTGCATGGCGTCAGATTTAAAAGTTTCTGTAGGCTTTCCAGTAATGCGCTCAGCAACCAGTGTGTTGATAAGGGCGTCGGCTTGAGTAGAAGCTTTACCAGTGCCAGTAAATACCTTGCTGAAGTTACTAGCAGTAATTACGCCGCAACGCTGTGCGAGCCAATCGTCGCTGCCCTGAATGCAATCAATTATTCTTGGCACTTGGGGCCCCCTTGATCCATAGAGATAGTGCGTGTTTAAAGAAAACCAAACAAGGAGAACATATGCTCTCCTTATTTGAGCTTCGCTCTCGGCATAACTCGCAAACGTAATGGCTACCCTTCATTTTGAGCCTCTTTCTTTCTCTTTAGGTTACCGACAATGCGTAATGCTTTTTCTTGCGGGATTAGTTTAGTTTCAGAAACCTTGGCCCAATCAACGTAAGCTTGAATATCTTGGCCAACCTCTTCGCACAGAGAAATAATCTGCGACAAAGTTTCAGCCGTTACTAGCTCGGGCTCTGATTCTGCCTGCTCTAGTTGCTGGCTGTCGGCATCTTCTACGCCGTCAATAGGGATACAGAAGGCTTGGAACAGAAAGTATTTATACGCAGCGGTCATAGCCTTATTAACAGCTTTATCACTGGTATCAATAGCCTCGCCGTAGGCAGTGTGGCAGATAGAGTCTCCCTCCTGATCGTATAAGACAAAGCCGACCTCAAGTATGACGTGCGACGCAATACCGCCACGAGAAGTTTTGATGGTCTTTATGTCTTTATTCAATACATTAGGAATAATGAGAACGCCGTGCTCAGCGATGATCGGAGCCAGTGTGTTAAGCACGTCGTCGATACCACGGAACTTATAGCCTTGGTGACTATTCTCTTGGTTTTTACCGATTCCGACTTTAGATAGATCGGACTGGACAGCGCTGAGCGCCTTAAAAATGGTGCGTTGAGTCATCTTTTTAATCTCCGTCAGTTAAAAGAGATGACAGTATAGACCCCAGCATAGGGGTAATCAAGCAAAATAGATGACAAAAGTTAAAAATAATTAGATATACTACAGCTAGTGGACTTCTCCGTCAGTAGCCACTAGATCGCCCCTAGCTGGACTCCCGCCGGCTAGGGGCTTTCTTTTATGGATACTTTCCAGAACGGATCATGTAAGCAACGTCCTCTGCCCGTTGGCCAACCTGATCTGCCCACTTTGAATCAAGGAAATGATCCGCAGCCGCCTCAAAGTCATGATCGCCCATTGAAGCCAGCGCACGTTTGAAAGACTTCAATTTTGTCATACCTAGATTAAAGCAAAGGTTAATCATTGCGTCTTGACGGACCCTGCCCAGCTCTAAGTACCATTTGAAGTGATACTGTAATTCTCTGTCGCAACGACCAATATCGCTATCTAACAGATACATAACTTCGTCATGGCTCAACCCAATGGAGCTCAGATTTCTCCCCACGCCAATGGTAATATCACCAGTCAAAACGTCCTTATAAGGCTTTTGCTCAAAGCCTTCGTGCCTGATTATCAGGCGATGCAGCCTATTCATCGTTATTGAGATCGCTTAAAAATACCAGTGGCATTAAACAAAGTAACGACAGCAGCAGCAATATCATGCCCCACAGGACGGAGCTTATCAAAAGACTCGTCAATATCGTCAGCCTTTTCAATAGCCGCTTTAAGCATAACATCAAATGCAGCCAGCTTTTCTTTGCCTGCTCCATCATCAGGAATGGTTTCCTCAATTAGCTTAATTATTTCTACAGCCGTACTCCAAAGCTTTCGGACCCAGCTAAGATAAGTCAGTATGTTCATATCTTGCACTCCATAGTCAGTAATATGGCTTCTACGCCATAGATATTAGGCACAACGTGTACCCAATGCGGGTTGACTATAACAGGTTTGATACCAAGACTACACCCCGACCTTCTCAGATGTTGATAGTGTGAGCACCCAGTTGACAGCAGCAAGAATCCCAACAGCAACAGAATCAACGGTAGCCTCATCCATTGGTAACGCATAACCAAACGCCTCTGCCGCCTGAATAGCTGCCCAAATAGCACCTGTGAGCGCCGTAGCGGTGATCTGACGGCTTTTCCACTTGGCTGGGTCTGTAACTGCCTTGCCTTTCTGTAATAGCGTGATAGCCGCCTTTGCCTTCTTAATCATCTTCTACGTCTTCCAGTAAGTTATATGATATGGAGGTTTTATAGATGTCTAGCAGGCCGATAATCGTAATCTGATTAACGCCTAGCTCAATATAATGATCAACCCACTCACCTAAACGGTCTAACGCTTCCTCTGTTAAACGGTCATTCCGTACATCTGGAAACTCGATTGTGGTCATCCTAGATACCTGAAGGTTGCGCCGATTGCCGCTGCTAAAACTAGCCAGACTATACGCTCGGCTGATTTACCTTTAATGACGCTTTCAGACAAGCGATCTACCTTGTCGTCTAGGCCATTTACTTTAGATTCAATAGAAGACTGACGATTAAACACGGTAACTAACTGCTCCTCAACACGAGCTAGAGAAATAACCGCCTCCTGTAGCTTGTCAATTTTAGCTTCCACTCGGTGTAGTCGGTCTTCCATCTTCATACCTATAAAGTCAGGTCAGGAGCTTTACGAGTAGCTCTAATTTGGTAAACGTGGCGAAGCGCCTCTCCTCCGTCACGGTGAAATGTAATCTGCGTCATAACACTCGATGCTGAATAGCCATGACTTGCATGGTAAGAGTCTGGAAAAGCCAAGGTCCCGAACGATTCCACGAATACGCCATTATCAGTCTCTATCGCGTTCTGATGATGGATATGACCTACTAGCCATTTGCGGTAGTT